TCTCAACTTTCATCACCAATCGTTGATCTTTAGAACCATGCCCAAATTGGTTGCAATTCTTATCGCTGCGTCTCTCGTCCTCCCTGCTGTGGGACTGATGTTGTATCGCAAGTCCCGTGACCCTGCTTGGGTGCGTGACTTAACCACTGATGAAGGTGAACTCCTACTTGAGGAGTGCATTTACACTAGTCATGACAAGGCACCGGTGATGGATGCCATTGACTCAGAGGAAGTGGTTGTAGCCGAGCTTGACGGCTCGGGACCCCGAGAGGGGGTGCTGGTCTTGAAGCCAGTAGTGGAGGGGGCTAGTTGTCACCCTCCGCAATCCATCGTCTTTGGTGATTTGCCAGAGATTGATGTGGTTGCTGCGTTGCAGGACGCAGAGGTGTCGGAAGTGTCCGGCCCCACCCACCGCTTTGAAGTTGCGGTGCACCGTGATGCTTTGGCGGTTGTCGCATCAGGTAAGAACTCAGCTAGCGTTGCTACCGATGGTTTCGTCAAGGATGTCGAGCCAGTTACGGTTGAAAAGCATCGCTCAGTGCGTCGTCGCGAAGCTTTCGTACGCGCTCTTGTAGCTGAAGTTAAGTGCAAATTGGGTAGACCTGTACGCAGCGGTGCCAATGACTTGGTTATCCGTCGCTTAATGTACAATCGATGTGCGGAGAACAAAGTCAGGCCTGGTGACACCAAGCGAGCCATCGATTTGGCTCTTGAGCTGGTGTACGCTGTTGACTCTTCTGAGGTCAAGGCCATGGTCTTGCGTAAAAGTGAGACATTGCGGGAACAACGCGCCAGGTTGGCATACCAGTCCCGCAGTGCACTGTACCGAACCCTTGTCCCCGAAAACTGGTTCGTGGGAGTAAACATGTGGTTGTCCTTCTCGCAAGAGAAGGACATCGCTGCATGAGGGCGCTTGGTAGCCGCACATGGGAAAAGTCACGTATCCACGTTGACACATCCCGGTTTGCGCGTGCGGCGAACCCAGGCGCCTGTCGGTGTAAGGACACTCTACTCAGTCACTGAGTTGAGTGAAAGCCGTTCCTTAGGCATCAACAACGCGGATATCACCACTCTTGAGTGCGCGTTGTTGGAGCGGATGTATTATTGCAAAGTGAAGGGAGCTTTTGTGGAGCCACCCCCGGTGACAGCCGGTTTATACACAGCGAGGTTAGCCAACTTCAAGAAACTGTTGCAGAAGCGCGTTGGGCATTGCTCCCCTATTTCCCTCGACGAGGTCGTTGAGATGTATCAGGGCCGGAAACGCACCATTTACGCCAATGCTAAGGAATCCTATGAAGTGTCAGGCCTGACTCGAAAGGACGGTTATTTGAATAGTTTTGTCAAGTTGGAAAAAGTTAATCCAGACAAAGCCCCGCGGTGCATTCAGCCGCGGAAACCAGTCTACAATATCATGTTGGCTAAGTACATTAAGCCACTTGAACACCGCATGTACCAAGCAATTGACAAGGTATACGGCGACGGCCCAACTGTAATCAAGGGTTACAATGTTGACCAGATTGGGCGCATCATCCGTGGAAAGTGGAGATCTTTCCGGAACCCCGTCGCGATCGGGTTAGATGCTACTAAGTTCGACATGCACGTGAGTGTCGAAGCTTTGGAGTGGGAACACTCCAACTACAACGATATCTATCGCTGCAAAACCCTGCGGCGTTTGCTGACCTGGCAGGTCAACAATAAGGGATATGGTTGGTGTAAGGACGGGAGCCTGCGCTATTCAGTGCGGGGACGCAGAGCAAGTGGCGACATGAACACAGCACTGGGCAATTGCCTTATTATGTGCGCGTTGGTTCACGCTTATGCTGAGTACAAGAATATCAGCGTTAAACTCTGCAACAATGGTGATGATTGTGTGGTTCTAATGGAAAGAGAACACACCCACAACTTTATGGAAGGAC